CCTTATACAGGTATGTGGGATGATCCATACGATCCTTCTTATGACTTAGGTTGGGGTAAACCACAAAAGATCTATTGGAACGGGGGATTATTCCCAACACAGACCTTAACTCAAATGTGGTGGACTACCACACTAAATGAGTTAGAAGATGTTAATAGTAAATTGGTTGAGGCTTATTTCCACCTTACTCCAAATGAGATGGCAAACTTTGATTTCAGAGATATTATCTTATTGGAGAACAATTACTATAGGGTAAACAAGATCGTTGATTACGACCCTATTTCTGTTGATAAGACAACCAAAGTAGAACTATACAAGATCAGTAATATAGATTTCTTTCCACCATTAAATCAAACTTTACCTGAAAGTGCTTACGATTGTCCTACGGATGTCGTTGCTAAGAAGTTCAAACCTAATGGATATATCTATGTATCCCTATCAGGTCAAGAATTGGGTGAGGATTGTTGTAATCTAATTGGTGGTATTTGGACCAATGGGTATTGTAAAGCTCCTAATAGTGTAAATGGTGGAGTAGGTGTTGGTAATCCTGTGGGATCAACATCATCTTTTAAGAGTGGTGTTGGATCACAAACAGTATCCAAAGCAACTGGTTCATTTAATAACTCACCTGTCTACACAAACAAACCTGTAGAACAGAATAAGAACAACCAATCTATTGATAGTCCTGACGCAATTTCGTTAGGTTTCAACAACTTTGTTCCCAAAGGTAGTGATAATGTTGTCTTGGTTGGTAATAACATCTCTACGACAGAGGATTTAACGAATGTGATCGCTATTGGAAGTAATCAGCAAGTTAGTTCATCAAATAGTTTGTTTGTAAATGGTGTAGTTTTGAATGGTGATAGTTTATCATTAGCATGGTCTTCGGTTTATATTATAGACGCTGGTGAAAATGATGTAATGAACTATGGAAAAACCAATCCAATAGATATTATTGATGGGGGAATAAATAGTGTAAGAGATTTTGGTGGGGATAGTAAAGCCAGACCAATCATAGATGGAAGTGAACCTCCATTTGTAATATAAAAACGATTTCAAAATAAAAATATTTAGAATAAAAAATGGCGGATAAGATAGAATATAGTAGGTTGTTGATGAAGAGATCAACCCAATCGGGTGAAGTCCCTACAGTCCCACCAATTACGGCAGTTACATTAAATCAATTTACTCCAACAGATGTATTTGTTGGTGAGTTTTTCTTAAATGCTGTAGATGATCTATTATGGATTAGAACAGATAATGGTATTTTACCAATTGCTTTATCAGGTTCAACAGGATCTACAGGTAATCAAACCCTAACTCAAGTATTATTTCAGGGTAATGTAACAAACGGATATAATATTGAAGTATCTTCAGGTGATACCATTGTGTTTAATGGATTACAAACAGGATCAACAAGTAATCTTTTGGGTATTGATGTTTCAGGTAATACAATTGTAGTTACAGGTGGGACATCAGGATCAGGTAGTTCAGGAACTTCAGGGACATCAGGTACTAGTGGATCTTCAGGATCTAATGGAACATCAGGAACTAGTGGTGTGAATGGAACTAATGGAAGTAGTGGAACTTCAGGAATTAGTGGTTTAGGACTATTTCTACCATTATCAGGTGGAACTGTAACAGGTGATACAACATTTACAGAAAAACTATTTTTAACAAATCTGACTAGTGGTGGATCTTCCACATATCTTACTGTAGATAGTGATACAGGACAAGTTTATACCGCAACAGGAACCGGTGGTTTAGGTAGTAGTGGAACTTCAGGGACATCTGGTTTATCAGGTGTAAATGGAACTAATGGAACATCAGGAACAAGTGGAGGTAGTGGATCATCAGGTACTTCAGGTGTAAGTGGAACCAATGGTTCTTCAGGAACAAGTGGATCTAGTGGGACAAGTGGAGTTAATGGAACTTCAGGAACTAATGGTAGTTCAGGAACAAGCGGATCTTCGGGTTCAAGTGGAAATCCATTAACAGTGTATAATGCATCGTCAGGTGTAACTGCAACGAATGTAACAGGAATGACCTTTAGTGGGGCTTCCGTTATTGCAAGTGGTCAAAATGTAACAATAATAGTAACAGGTTCAACCGATAATTATGTTCCTTATAACTTAGCAATTCCATTAAATACAAGTGGTAATGTAACTCGTTATATTTCCCCAATCAATTTTGAATTGAGTGATGTAAAGGCTAATGTATTTCCTGCACCAGGTGCTGAGAATCTTGAGATTACAATTTCAAAAAATGGAGTTCCAATATTTGGTAGTGGAACAAGTGTCGTAATAAATTCAGGTCAAACAACAAATCAATCACAAGACCCATATATTCTTACAGGAACGACATTTAATGAGTGGGATAGTATAACCATATCAGCATCTACTTTTAGTGGTGCTACGATCCTTTATTTGAATGGATGTCAGGAAGAAAGTTGTACAGGTGTTTATCCAACTCCTACACCAACACCTACTCCAACTCCAACACCTTCTGGTGATACAGATGCAACGGCTTATTTAAATGCTGTAATTGCGGCAGGAGGAACAGTTAACTCAACAATTACAGGAGCGGTTCAAACTTTATTTACTCAATTAAAAGCTCAAGGATTATATACTAAATTATCAGTATTTTATCCATTTGTTGGTGGAACTGCGGCATCTCACGCAATAATGGGTAATAGAACTTCAGGAACTACCTATGATATAACTTGGGGTGGTGGAATGACCCATAGTGTTAGTGGTATTACAGGTACTGGAAGTGGAACTTCTTATGGTACTACAAACTTCTTTAGTAATTCACAAACATTAGGAGATAGACACTATAGTTTATATTCATTTATCAATGATGCATATCCGGCTTATGACTTAGCGGTTGAAGGTGATAATGGTATAATCTTAGGATTTGGTGGTAATGAATTTTATCCGTTATTAGACTCAACAAGTTATTTTAACTATAGTGCGAGTGATACTATGGGTATGTATGTTGTAACTGAAACTACATTAAATAACCATTACGGATATAAGAATGGAACTCAAGTAGCATTTGCTGTTAGAACATCAGCTAGTTATAATAGACCATTTGATATTGGAGCAGTAAATAGACTTGGTTTATCACCAGAGCACGGAGCAACATCAAAGAGAGGATATAACTGGGCAAGTATTGGATTTGGTTTAACATCAGGTGACACTGCAAACTTATCAACTATTATAAACACATTTGAAACTACATTAAGTAGAAATACATATTAGATTATGCCAATTAAGGATTGTCAAGATAACGGAAAACCAGGTCTAAAATGGGGAGATAGTGGGAAATGTTATACCTACACCCCCAAAGATGAGAGATCAAGAAATAAAGCAAAGAAATCTGCAATCATTCAAGGTATTGCCGTAGGTGATTTCGCTGAGATTGGTGAAAAAGGAGGAATTAAGAAATCAGATAAGGCACCAAAGAGTGATACTCCAAATCCCAATCCAAAAGGTGAGGGAACCGCTAAGGGATCAGCAGGAACTCAAAGAGGAGCTGAAGTATCTAAAGCGGTAGAAGAGAACCTACATAAGAAATCTGATGAGTTCAACGAAAGATATAAAGACAAACTTGGTTATGGTGTAAATCTTGGTATGTTAAAATCTGTGTATCAAAGAGGACTTGGAGCATATAATGTTTCACATTCACCAGCAGTTAAATCGGCAGGTCAGTGGGCTAGTGCAAGAGTGAATGCGTTTCTATACTTAGTTAGAACAGGAAGACCTGAGAATAAAAAATATACAGGTGATAATGATTTACTACCAAAGAAACATCCTAAAAACAATTAATGGATGTGGTAAATAAGTTTTGCTTCTAAATATGCAATTCTTGCTTCTTCTTTAGTATCAAATCTACCTAAGTGTATTTTTTTACCATCAACCTGAATATGAGCTCTCCATCTATTAGTTTGTTTATCAAGGTAATAACCTTTGGCATTTGTATTGAAGGAATTTTTTTGGGTGTTAGATATTCTTAGATTGATAATACGATTGTCTGTCTTATCCCTATTGATGTGATCTAACATTTCAAAATCTACATTACCATATGTACAATAATAAGCGTAGTGATGTGCACTCAAATAACCTTGAAATGACTTAGTATCCCTGATAAGAACATATCCTTTACCCCCTACCCTTTTGACTTCTTTATTTTTATCATTAAATACTTTACCAGTTTCAAGGTTATATGTGTAACCTTTTGATTTTATTATTTCACATTTCTCCAATCTTGTCATACTATAAATGTAGTAAAAACAGATAATAAAAACAAATATTTACATTAAAAGTATTCTATGGCTACGACCGCACAAGTAAATATAAATATAAATGCCCAATCCGCCAATAAAACTGTAGATCAGTTAAACAAATCTATAAACGCTGCGGGTGGATCAGCGGCTTCACTGAAGGCAGAATTACGAAAAACCGTACAAGAACTACAAAGTTTACAGCCAGGAACTGCAAGGTTTCAGGAATTATCACTTCGTGCAGGTGAGTTAAGAGATCAAATTGCTGATACAAACGCAGTTGTAGGTCAATTAGCAGGTAATTTAACCGAAAGATTGGTTCGTGGTATTACAGGTGTTGTATCTGTAGGGGTTGCTGGTTTTCAAACACTTGCTGCAGGAGCGGCATTATTTGGAAGTGAGAATGAAGAACTTCAAAAGACGATGGTTCGTCTTCAAGCCTTACTTAACTTATCCCAAGCAATTGAGACATTTGCTGGTTTGGATCAAAAGTTAGTAGAGATCAGGGCATCATTTCAATCTTTAACAGTTGCAACCCAAGCTCAAACTGTGGCAACAGCTGAAGATGCGATAGTAACTGAAGGAGCTGTGGTGGCTACGACAGCATGGGGAACGGCGATGAAAGCTCTACCTATTATTGCAATTGTTGCGGCTCTTGGAACTTTGGTATATGGTTTATACCAATACGCAACCGCTAATGAAGAAGCCGAAAAACAAGAAGAAAAAAGAAAAAAGACACTTGAGAACTTAAAGAAACAAGAGGAGGAAAGAGTCAAAACAATCGGTAAGGAAAGTGGTGCTTATGTTGGTCTTATTACTCAATTAAAAGCGACCAATGCTGGTTCTGTTGAAAGGGAAAAATTGATTAAATCAATCAATACAACCTACAACACAACTCTTAAGAATTTAACTGATGAGGCAGCATTCCAAAAACAACTCAATTTTGAGGTTGCCAGTTATATTGCATACCAAAGAGCAAGATTTACTTTAGACAAAAACCAAAACTTAATAAATGAAAATCTTTCTAAACAAGAAGAAAGTAGAACCAAGATAGCAAAGGCTCGTGCTGAAGCTCAAGAATTAGTTGATGCTGGTATTAGAAAAAGTGTTGGGGATGCTTTGTCTTATCGTCAAGATTTAAGAGAAACAATTGCAAGAGAAGAAGCCGCTTTAGAAGCCGCTGAAAAAAGATTATTGAGTTATGGTAAGGTAAGTGCTGATGTATCCAAAGTTATTGCTGAAATAGAAGGGACTACAGGTAAATATAATACCACCCTTAAAGATAATTCAGACAGCACAAAGGATGCAACTGACGCAAACAATGCCTACGATCAAATCTTAAAACAAATACAACAGACACAAGAGGAAAACAAGAAACAAGAAGATGAACTCTATGTGAAGAGATTGGAAATATTTGATAAGACAAAAGATAGTATTGAGGAACAACAAAAATTAAGGGAAGAAGCCGCAATTAAGGAGTTTGAAGCTGTTAGGATTTCTATTGAAAAAGAAGTTACCGAACAAAAGAAAAAAACAGAACTCTTAAGATTGAATGAGGCGAATATGACCAAATACTTTCAAATTGAAAATGAAAGAAGGGTTTTAGACATTCAAGCTTCCACACTCAAAATTATTGATGAAAATAAAAAAAGATTTGAGTATCTAAAATTAGAAGAGGAAGCCCTACAAAAAGAAATTAGATTTGGTGATGGTAATACAAGTGATACTAAATTATCTTTAAGAAAGATTGAGTTAGATAATTTAGCAGCTTATACGGAGGAAACCTTGAATATGGCAAAATACCAAAATAGAATTGATCTTGAGGAATATCAAAGATTGTTATTGGAAAGAAGAGATTATCTTAAACAAGCCGCAGAGGTTGAGAGAGATGATAAAATTGCGATAGCACAAGCTGACTTAGAAAGACAACTTGAATTGGAAAAAGCAAGATTGGAAGCAAGTGGTCTTTTATCCGTTGAATTAGTTAAGAATGAAAGAGGTATCTATGAAAGTAGAATTAGTATTAAAGAAGGGGAAATAAAAGAAATTGCCGCTTTAGATAAAAAAGTTATTGATGATAAACTACTCCAATTTGATATTGAGATTGACAATCAACAAAAAAAGGTAGATAAAGAATTAGATACTCAAAAAAAGGGAGACGAATTAAAAACACTTAATACTTTAAAGGCAGAACAGGCACTTTTTGAGCAAAAGGTTTTGATCGCAACTAACACAAGTAATGCGTTAATACAAGAAGAAAAAAACTTAAATCAAGCAAGTATCAACCTAACTGAAGAATTAGCAACCAAACAAAATCAAATATGGACTGATTACACAAATGGTATTGTTGCTTTAGAAAAGAAAACTGATGAGGAAATATATGATGAGAAGATCGCAAGATTTGATGATTATCTTACCTATATCTCCAACGCTGTAAGTGAGGCTTCTAACCTGATTTCACAATTTGCTAAACAACAGAATGATATTGCAACACAACAACTTAATGATCAAATTGCTTTAGATAGAGCAAGGATTGAAAGTCAGTATGCGGCAGCCCTTATATCAAGAGAACAATTTGATAATGAGATCGCCCAATTAGAACAAAGACAACAACAGGATCAGTTGGCGTTAGATAGAAAGAACTTTAGAACTGAGAAAGCCCTAAGTATTGCGGGAGCAACTATAGATGGAGCACGAGCTGTATTAGGAGCGTTTGCGGGGACTCAAGGTGGAATTATAGTTAGATCCTTAGCAGCAGCACTCGCAGGAGTATTTGCCGCAACCCAAATCGCTCTAATCGCAAGACAGGAGTTCAAAGCCGCAACAGGTGGTATTGTTCCTGGTATGGGATCAGGACAAATTGATAGTGTCCCTGCGACATTAGCACCAGGTGAGGCTGTAATCAACTCAAGTTCAACACAAGCATTCTTACCACTTCTATCAGCAATAAACGAAGTAGGTGGTGGAAAGTCATTTGTTCCTGATCTACCAGCAGTAAATGAGGGACAGAGATTTGCTCCAATCTTCGCAGATAATGCAAGAGACAGAGAACCGATCAGAGCTTATGTTGTGGAGAGTGATATTAGTACTGCACAAAAACGAGTGAATAGAATTGAGAGATCAACAAAGTTCTAATCAACAAAAAATTAAAAAAGATATTTAACCATATGGAAGAACCAATATTGTATTTAGATTTTGATGAAAATGCGATGGATGAAGGCATGGAGGTTTTATCCTTTGTGGATAGACCAGCAACTGAGATCAAATGGGCGATGTTCCAAGAAGTAGAACAATCGTATAATGATTATCCCGTTAGAGCACAAGAAAACGCGTGTAGAGCATTAACATATAAAGAGAAAAACCCTGATATAGATTGTGGAACAAGAGTAGGTTGGGCAAGAGCAAACCAACTTTGTAATAGACGAAGCATCAGTATTGAAACGATCGCTCGTATGGCAAGTTTCGCAAGACATCTTCAACACAAAGACATTCCTTACGACAAAGGTTGTGGAGGTCTGATGGTTGATGCATGGGGAGGTGAAGAAGGAATTAGATGGGCTATTCGTAAAATGGAACAGATCAACAACCAACTCCGTTTATCTACATTATCTAATCTTAATTTCCAAGAATATAACGAAGAAAAAAGAATGGTTACAGCACCTGTGATGTTAGCTGAGACCAAGATCCCAAGATTTAGTCCACAATTAGGTAAATACTATGTGAAGTTCACTAAGGAAACGATTGAAAAGATGATGAAGAAATACTTTAAGGAAAACAAGATCCATAAGGTAAATGTGAATCACGACAGCAAACAACAAAAAGAAAAGATCTATATGATGGAGAGTTATATTGTTGGTGATAGAACCACCAGTAATGTATTCCCTGATCTACCTGAAGGTTCTTGGGTTGCTACATTCTATGTAGACAACGATGAGGTATGGAAAGAAATTAAAGAGGGAACATATAATGGGTTTTCACTTGAAGGTTACTTCATTGAGAAGTACGAAGATGAGATGATTGAAAAAGTTGAGGAACAATTAAAATCAATCTTGAACTCCAAAGACGCTGACGAAACCAAAGAACAAAAGATTAAAAACTTATTGAATATAGCATGAAACATTATCTGATGGTATTTATGGCTTTTGTAAGTCCATTACTCCCACTAGCATTACTTATATCACTCTTTTCTGTGTTAGACACATTTGTAGGTAGATGGTATGCCAGAAGTATAGGAGAAGAAATTACTTCAAGAAAGACCAGAGTTGGTCTTACAAATAAACTGATGATTTATTTTACTGTGTTGATCGTAACATATTTGATAGATCGGTTTATTATCAACGAGATTATGAGAAATTACATTTGGTTTGATTGGGCTTTTACCAAGTTCTTTGCATCACTTTTAATTTGGATTGAATACACAAGTATTGATGAGAAAATTAAGTGGGTTAAGGGTAAAGGACTGACGGATAGAGTAGTAGATTTTGGAAAATCCCTAAAGAGAATTGTGGGGTTTACAAAGGACTTAAACCCAAAAAACTGAATCGTATTAAACAAAAAATAAACTAATATAATTAAATGTGTATTATGAGCAAAACAAGTAACATTATAGCCAAAATCAAAGAACTTTTCGCAGAAGAAAAGATGGCTACAGATTACACAGCAGCAACAGGAGAGATTATCCGTTGTCTTGGTGATGGATTAAAGGTTGGTGAGAAGGTTGTACAAATTGCAGCTGAAAAAGAAACATCACTACCTGATGGAAATTACCTTTTAGATAATGGTAAATCAATTACAGTAGCCGCTGGTGAGATCAAAGAAATAAACGAGTATAACGCTGAAAACAAACCAAACGAAATCTATATGGAAAAAGATATGGAAATGGGAATGGGCGAAGACAAAATGGCTGAATACAAAAACGAAATCGCTTCCAAATTGATGGATGGTACTGAAGTGAAAATCCTTTCTAAAGGTGATGCACTTTCTGTAGGTGATGAAGTTATGGTAAAAGATGCTGAAGGTAATTTCGTACCAGCTCCTGAAGGAAAACACGAATTGGAAGGTGGATTAGTAATCTACACAGATGTTAAAGGATTTATCAACGAACTTGAGACTAAAGAAACTGAAGAGGAAGACGACAGAGAAGAAGAAATGAAAACTATGTTCGAAGCCGTTTCAACCATGAAGTCTATTGTTGATGAATTAAAATCTACAATCTCTGATTTGAAAAATGAGAATAAAGAATTGAAAGAAAGATTCAATAAGTTTGCTGCTGAACCATCAGTAGAAACTATAACAAAGAAAACTGAAAATTTATCTAAAACTGCAAAGAAAGAAGATAAATTGAAATTTTTCGGAGGTAAATAAACATAAACTAATAAAAAATAAGAAAAAATGAGTTTAAATGTAAACGGGCTTACTGCCTATGTTGATCAGGAGAGAATGAATTTGATCAAGAAAATGATCTTAGGAGGTCGTTCTACTCGTTTCCTTACTGTACAGCCAGATATTAAATCAGCTGCTTCTATCAACTTGTTGTCTTCTCAATTAGTTGCACAAGCTGGTGGTTGTGGTTTCACTGACGCAGGGCAAACGATCTTAACACAAAACACTTTGAATGTATGTCCATTGAAAGTTAACGAATCAATTTGTATTGACACACTTGAGCAATACTACACACAAGCTATGTTAGCACCAGGATCTTACGATACTGACTTCGGATTCGAGCAATTATACGCTGAAGAGAAAGTTTCTCAAATCAGTTCATTAATTGACACTTTAATCTGGCAAGGTAACACATCTTTAACAGGACAAACAGGTCTTTGTGACGGATTCATCACTTTGGCTAACAGTACTTACTCAGCTTCTACAGTTGATGGTAATGTATCAAACGCTACTGCAATTACTGCATCTAACATCATCGCTTTAGTTGATGACGCTGTGAATGTAATTCCTGCTAACATCATTGATATGGATGACTTATATTGTTATGTAGGTTATGACTTCTATAGAACTTACGCAACTGCATTGAGAAACGCGAACTTATTCGCTTACACAGGAGCTGAGGATCAAGGAGAGTCATTCTCACAGATGGTACCAGGTACTAATGTAAGATTGATCGCAGTTAAAGGATTGAACGGAACTAACAAGTTCTTCATCTCTTCTAAGTCTAACATGTACTTCGGTACTGACTTATTGAATGACTACGAGAACCTTGAGATCTTCTACTCTATGGACTTCCAAGAAGTTAGAGTTGTAGCAAAATGGAAATCAGGTGTTAACGCAGCATTCTGGGACTATGTAGTATACTTCAAACTGTAATCTACCCAAACTAATTTAGGGGGGTGTTAAAACCCCCTTATAAAAAAATAAACTAAATAAAAAAATTAAAATATGTCTTTTTCTTGTAATTTAACAGACGGTTACATTTTAGGCTGTAGTTCTATAGGTGGGGTTGAGCAGGTTTATGTTGGCGAATGGGTTGAAAATATCCAATACGCTACAAATAGTTGCGGACAAATCACAGGTATTACAACTACAGGTCTTACAGTATACCAATTCGAACAGGATATCGAGCATGCTGGTTTAGTTCAAACGGGAAATTATTCTCGTGAGAATGGTACAGTATTCTACGATAGCCAATTATCTATGAAACTAATTGGTCTTGACTGTAATGTTAGAAACCGAATGATCGAACTTGGTAGAGCACCACTTTTCGCAGTAGTTAAATCTAACGCTGGTGATTGGTACTTCTTAGGTATCGAGTCAGCTGGTAGAGCTTCTGCTGGTGACGCTTCAGTTGGAACTCTTCTTGGAGATATGAATGGTCTTAACCAAACTATCCAGTGGAAATCTGCTAATGGTGCGTTCTTAATGAACGGATCTTTGGTTGGTACTACAATCACAGTAGCTTAATCTACTTCAGGTCTTTTGACCTTCTTTATAGAAGCCCCCTGATGGATTTCAGGGGGTTTTTTATTTCCTATACTGTGATCAACACATAAAGGGAGAAACAGATTGTTACGATTGCGATAATCCCTTGTAGAAGAGCCATTACTTCTTTAGCGGTTTGATCGTTTTGTTGTACTGGTTTGTTGTTTTGATTTTCCATCTTGTTTATGTTTTAAGGGGTTTGTTTTACAAATATAACTACTTTTCTTGGATCTACCAAAGGTTTTTCAATACTTTAATCCAAGTCTTTTTAATTCTTCAATAACATCTTCAGGTGTTTCATAGAAAGCATCATTCAATACATAAAATACACCACCATCTTTTCTTTCCAATTCTTTGTATTTTATTTCATAATAGAAATGTTCTATTGTATTACCTATTTGGACGGATTTCAATCCCATAAATCCATCTGAATCTCTATTAAAGATAAACTTACCCTCATCCCAAATTGGACTTATTCTCCATATTTTGGACAATTCCATAAAGTAATTTTGAATTTTTGTATCCATAACTAATCTCCTTTGTATTTTCCGTATTCTTTATAAGCTTCAGCCGTCAAAGAACTTTCACCTGTATATACAGGAGTTTGTTTTAAGAATGTGCCCATCTTAACATTGATTTGGATGAGCTCATCAGTTGTTTTACCACGAAGTAATGGTTTGATATCATCCTCAGTTGTAGAGTTCGTTACATCCATTAAAAATTGGTAAGCTTCATCTTGTCTTTCCATTCTTGAATCTGTCAACATTCCCATCGTGCCACGGATAAGGGTATTTTTAAAAATCATTTCTTGTCTGTCCATATCTTAATTGTTTCTACAAAGATACAAATTTATTTCAAAACACAATACAATAAAACAAAAAAAGTAAAAAAATATTTAGTTATGATGATTACAATACCTAACTATCAGACAAGCTTGACGCCTTTTACCTTATTGGAGAAGACGACATTTCCTTTATCGGCAACTACATATATCCTTGAGTTGTATTCAAACCAACTTCATAGTGATACACTTTTGTTTTTGACTGGAGAAACTTCACCAAATATTAACAGGTGGAATTGGTTCCCAATCAATTTAACTCCTTATAACTTAGTTCCAGGGACTTATGATTATAAGGTATGGCAAACAACGGGAAGTACTCTGTCAGTGTCTGCATTAACGACTAATGATGTTGTTGAGACAGGTTTGGCCACGATAACGGGATCAGGATCTACTACACCAGATGTGTACAACGCTCCTGCTAACACACAAATAAGATATGTATTTGAATAATTATGGAAGCAAGTAAAACTAACGAACAAGAACAAACTAAAGGGGTATCAGCAAAAGTTTTTACCTTTAACGAAGCCTATGTCGCTCCGATCTATACATTCCAAAAGAAGGGTGATTATCACTTCCTATCATTTGGGGTTGATAACTTATATCCATTATTATTGTTGAATTTATACAATAACTATGGTTCACCACTTCATAGAGCGATTATCAACAAGAAAACGAAAATGATTGCAGGTTTTGGATACAAAGATCTTCAAGACGAGAAGTTAAAAGAGTGGGCTAAAAGAAATAACCTTGAAAGATTATTATTGTATCTGGCAAAAGATTTTATGATCTATGGTGGATTTGCCATAGAAATCATTTGGAACCGTGAGGGGACTTCTTTTGATATGAAATACCTACCAATTCACACACTTCGTATTGGATTAAAAGATAATGAGGATGAACAAGATTATTATTGGTATTCAAAAGATTGGGGTCAGTATAAAAAAGATGAGTACAAACCTGAATACATCAAACAATTTGATCCACAAGACAGAACAGGAAGACAAGCTTTGTATTACATAGATCCAAACCCATCTGCAACTGAACTATATCCAATTCCTGAGTACGCTACAGCTCTTAATTACATAGATTTGGATTATCAAGTAGGTGTGTATCACTTAAATCAAGTAAGACAATCGTACATGCCGAGTTACATACTCAATTTTAGTACTGGTATACCTTCAATTGATGAACAAAATCAATTCTTTAGATCATTCCAAGCTAACTTTATGGGAGCCCAGAACGCTGGTAAGATTATGATCACGTACTCGGATGGGGGTGATCAAAAACCTGAGATCCTTGCTATACCTGATAACGGATCTGATGAAAGATTCATTATGTTACAGGGAATGGTTGAGAAACAAATCACACAAGCACACGAATTTCCAATTCAATTGGTTTCAGTAACACCTGGTTCTCTTGGATCACAGGATGAAAGAAAAGAACTTATGATGGAGGTTCAAACTTATTTTATTGCAATTAAACAAAACCAAATGGAGGAGGCAATTAATGGTGTTTTAGAGACCATAGGATTCACAGAACCTATTATCTTTAATGATTACACCGTTGCTGATACAACAGGAGTTCTAACAAGAGGAGAAGAACCAATTCAAATCGCAGATAGTATTGTGGATACAGGGAATACTTCATTACCATACGGATCTGTATAACACAAAATGAGATAAACAATATTTAAATTAAAACATTATGAGTTACAATCCGGTAGTATATTTTATATCTCAAGAATATTTCTTTCAGAACACTCCTGTAGAACAAAATGTGGATTGGGATAAGATCCAACCATTTGTTGTTCAAGCACAACAATTATATCTTCAACAGTCAATTGGAGAAACGGGATTGAATGCCCTTAGTGATGCTGTTAAAAACAATACAGTTACACCTGACGAACAAACATTTATTAGAAATTATGTTCAACCATTAGTTTGCCAATACGCATTTTGGTTAGCATTACCCTTTATAAATTATAAGGCAACCAACAAAGCATTATCAAAAGAATCAAGTGAGTACTCACAAGCTGCAGATCTTGATGAAATGAAGTATCTAAGATCAACAGTTAAAGATGCCTCTGAGTTCTTCCAAAGAAGAATGGTTAAGTGGTTAGCAGACCATCCTGGTGTATTTACATGGTACGATAACCCTAATGCTTTAGATAACTTACCTAAGACAATTCAATCTTACTTTGGTGGAATTTACATGGGATACGGTTATGGAGGACAAACTTTCCCAACTTGGACAGAGCCTTTTGGAAGTACATCACCTTGCACTAGTTGTGGAACAGGATGGTCAAGAAGAGGAATATCATATTAACTTAAAAAGAATGGATATGGTAAACAATTGGACAATAGATGAAGTGATAGATCACCCAAAGCTTTCTGATGATTTTAAGATCAAATTCTTTGAAGAATTATTTGGAGAAGAATTGAGTGATGAGAATGTTGAACATGCTTTTAAGAAA